CAAAATTTGACATTTTATTGTTCGTTTAGTATATCTTTTAATTTATTTTCTATTTCATAAATATTCTGTTGAGCTTTATTGACATCAAAAAGGTCATTTAAATTATCGCCCTCACCCAACATACTTAAAATATTACGACGTTTTGTGGATTCACTTAACGGTGCGGCGGGTTCCGCTGCTGCCGGTTCTGCAGCTCCTCCACCCATTTCGGCTCCTCCACCCATTTCACCACCTGCCGGTGCTTCTCCACCTTCTTGTCTTTCTTCCTCAGGTACACCGTATTTCGCGTCAACATCATCAAATACACCAGAACGTTTAATTACGTTTTGAGTGTTTGTTAATTCAAATCCCATTGCTCTCTCGATACGTTGTTGTTGTAGGTCAAGTAATACCTCACTATCGCTCATACCAAGAATGTTCTTCTTAGCCCATGTATGTGACACAGGTAAGATACCTACTTGAGATTGGTCTGAGGTTGCGTTTTTATAAAGTTCAATTTTTTCTTTCCACTGTTCAATCTTTAATAAGTCGGATTGTGCGGACGGATTGGTTAATGAAAGTGAGAAATTATCTAACTCATCTTCCATACCAAGAAGATACAAGTGAACAAGAGCGATTTTATTCAACTCTTGAATTAATGATTTTTGAATTCTATTAATGGTTCTTGCGAAACGAATATCCATTAATGCTAATTGCTTACCGTCACCCACAACTTCTTCAAATCCCAAAAATGCTTTTGGAATACGAAGTGCAGCTAGCATCTTCTTTTGAATATATTCTATATCGGCAATCTCACCTAAATTCTGAGCTCCCGCCAATGTTTCAATTGGATTTGTTTGTGCCGGGTCACGAATAGGAATGAAATAATCTTGGTCTACTGCCATTTGATTATATCTCATATCTACTTGACCATTTCTTGGGTCAACTACTTGGTCTCTTTTAAATTTATTGGCAACACGTTGTACGTAAGCTTCAATGTCCTTATCGTCCATGTTACCAACAAATACTTTGAATACACGTCTTTCAGGTGCTCTTGTCGTTCTATAAATCAACATCGCATCCTCCGCAAGAAGTAATTGTTTCCAAATTCTTCTAATCTTATCCAACATGGAAGTACCATACGGAAGCTTTCTATCGTCACCCAATAATCTAAAATGTGCAATTTCCCATGCTTGGAATTCCAATTCTTTATTCTTCCATTGGAATCTTAATTCTCTTGTAGGTGCTTTAATATCTCTTTGATGTGGAGTTTTTGATTCTCTACCTTCAATTCTTTCAATCTCAATATTAGGTAATTGTTGACATCCAATTATACCTCTTTCGGGGTCAATTTTTAAATAAACAAAATCATCCCCGTATTTACAAACCCCTCTTGCCCACATCTGTAGATTCGTATTCAAATCTAAACGATTGATGAACAAATCTTCTAAAATACTTTTAATTCTTGTTGATTCTGAAAATATGGTTAAAATATCGCCCTTTTCAGAAAGTGTCGTAGATTCTTCAGCGTAGATGTCAAGTGCTGCCGAAATTTCTGGAGTAAACTCCATGGATTCATAATCATAATATGCTGCTAATCTATTTGGTTCGTAGTAAACAGATTGATTATAAAGGGATTGTTCAAGTTTTGTCCACTTATCTGCAATGTACTGACTTTGTTGCGCTTGTAACATTGCTTTTTCATAATCTTCTCTACTACTTGTTTTTAGTATTTCGTCTTTAGAAAAATTAAAAGATGGGACCTCCTCAGATTTTACTGCTCCGGGATACCCAAACATCTTGGTTAATCTCTGAAATACTGTTAAATTATTATCTGCCATGTATATAAATAGTTTTCTTTAGAATATAAATAATTTTATCCTTTTAATAAAGTCGTATTACCTCTTCTTACCAAATAACCAAGAGTATTCCTTGTAATGGTCTTTTGTTGGGGAACCTAATGGATGATTGTTATTACCATTATTTCCGGCGAACATAGCCCCCACAGAATCCATAGTAGAACCGTATGAATAGAATGTTCTGTTTGCTTCATATGTTCTTTCAGAAACTGTCCAAGATTCTAACATCGCCCTATTTGCGTTTTCGTTCTTTTGTAACTGATTGAAACACATATCACCAGCATAGAGTGCCATTGATAAACTCATAATAGAATCATCGTGAGCACCTTTCATGTGGTCAGGTCTCCCGTTGATATAAACGAATGTGTTTAATTCGTTCATCAGTCTTGCTGACCTAACGGCGAATCCTTTTCTTAGTTGTTCTTCAAATGCTGCAACGATTTGGGTTCTTTTGTTGTTGAAATTTAAACCGGGAATTTTATCCTGTGCTTTACGGTTATAATCCCAAATATTTTGAGTGTTAACACCATCAATGTACAGGTTTTTATAGTTCATTTCTTGTAACTTACGTGATGTGGCAATACCCATACCACCTGTAATATCAATTACAATAAATGCTTCATATAGAATACCCCATTTGTATGCAATAGATGCTAAATCGTCGGGTGGTATCTTCCCAATATATTCCGCAACTTGTTCTCTTTCATCGAAATCAACAATATTAATTGATGAAAAATCCTCACTATCTCCACGACTTACGTCGACACCCATAATGTATCTATGACCTTGTATAGGTTCCTTCCATTGCCAAAAAGTACCTTGCATGTACTTCTCTTTTGGTTCTCGAATAAAGTTCTTGGTAATATGGTCTTGCACATCACCGGGAATTACCCCGTCACCTGAACCCAAGAAATCACATTCCAATTCCTGTGCAATCTTTCTTCTATCATACTTGAATTTTTTTGACATTGATTCGAACCAAGACGAGAACGGTTTATATCCTTGTTCCTCATATTCTTGGTATTTGTTTATGTCAAATTCATATATCACAACTTCATTGTCGTCATACTGTTCTCTATTTAACATGTAATGTGTAATATCACTACACTTAACCCATCTAAGGTCTTTAGTATAACGAGGGTCTTTAAACCATCTTAAATCAGTAATATGAAAGTCATTTATCTTTCTGATTGCTTGGTCATAAACACCGTAATAAATTGGGTCATAACCATTTGGTGTTGAGATTAAAATGATTTTACCTCCCGTAGAAAGAGATGCCATAGATGCCGCCCAAAAGTCGTCACCCGCTTCGATATATGCAGCTTCGTCAAATACAAGGATTGTTGGGGTATAACCACGTAACGCATCCGCAGATGTCGCAACGGCTTTAACCTCACATCCATTATTTAATCTAAATCTACTTTCAGAGTTTTTATCGGGAGAAAACCCAACATTAATCCAATCGGGCCACTGCTCTAAAAAGTGACGAATTTTATTCGCCATTTCAATTGCAGTATCTCTTTTGTTAGCAATTACAAGAACTCTCTCAGGATTCTCGGGTTTGGCTAGCTGTAATCTTCTTGATATCCAAGCCGATGTAACAGTAGATACACCCGCCTGACGATATTTTCTTGTTATATTTTCGTTGTAATCCTCGTAATCCTGAATCAACTGTATTTGGTCAGGAAATAACTCAAGAGGAACGAATTTCTTCTGTGTATTATCATAAGTCTGCAAATACGTCTTTAACGAATATGGTGCATCCTTTAGTATTCTAGCATACTCTTTAAGTTGTTCAACTCTTGTCATATATATAAATATGAAAAAAGGGTGGTAAAACCACCCTTCACTTACTCATCATCATCTGATAACTTTATTCCGAGACTTCCTAAAAAGTCCCCCAAATCGTCATCATCAGTGTTATCGGTAATATTATTTAAGTCTTCGTTAAATGCCGCAACAGCGTCTTGATAGTCTTGGTCTTTAAACATTTGGTCAATACCGGTCATTAATTCATTCATTAAACGTTTACCATTCTCAGAACCTGAAAGTACTTCTTTCATGAATACCAAAAAGTGTTTTGCCGGTAACTTGAAAATCTCAACTAACAAGTAGTTTTGTAATTCAAATTTGTTTTCGTCTAATAAAATTTCATCAGGAAATTGTCTTCTAATTCTATCCCAAATTGCGGGACCTAAACGTAAATCCCACATTTCTTTTTCAAGAGTATCCTCAGAACCTTCAATTTCTGACCACGCTTCGGCATCTTCATTACCTTCTTCATCTGTAGGTCTTCCTTGAATTGCGAACAATTCCATAACACCCTTAATTAACTCATGAACAAGAATCGGAAAATTAAGACCTCGAGCAACGATTGTTGGGGGATTGGTATTTCTTTTTACCTCTTCCTTACCACCAACAGAACCACCACCTTCAGGTCCGCCCATCATCATTTTCATGGTTTCATCACTTAATTGCCAATACAACGTATCGTTGATTGACATAAGAATACCATACTGACCAATAATTCTATCTGAACCAGTGATTTCTCTAATCTTATCCGCAGCATAATGATACATGTAGTGACCTTTTTTCGATGCCCCTTGTATCATATTGTTGATTAATCTTCTTTTTGCTTTTTCCATTGTCATTGATTCCAAATCACTCATCAAATCTTGTTCGATGTCGACTGGGTCAACGTTTTGTTGTTGTTGTTGCATTTCTCGATTGAAGTTTTGGGTATCAATTTCACCCATCCCAACAATCTTAGCATCGAATTGTAATGCTCCTTCTGGAATACCCATTTCTTTCATTACTAATTCAACTGCAAGTCTCTCTAATTCTTCTCTATGAGCGGCTTCAGTTTGAACAATTTCATTATGCGCTGACATCATCATTTGAGCCAACGGCATAATACCTTGTTCACCTTGCATTGGTGCTTCAACTCCCGTATATTCTCTAACTTTAGCAACTACTTGTCTGTATCTTTCAGATGCAAGTAATTCTTGGAAATTCTTATTAGGTTCTTCACCGGTTGACGGTAACGGAATCTTTTTTAACGGGGTATCTCCTTGTGCTAATTTGTCTTGTAATCCCTGATATGGTCTATCAGGTGTATCGAAATCCATTGCCATCTCTTCTAAGTTTTCACCTAATAAAGATAACAAATCTTTTTTAGAAAACTCCATTATTTCTTCTTTTTTTCTTCTCCCATTGCTTTGGGTTTAGGGTCCGTGCCAGGTCCTGGTTGATATGGAGTTTTTGGTTTACTTGGTTTTTCTGTTGGTGGAGCGTCAGGAATTACTTCAGGTTGTGCCGGTGTTGGTGCGGGTTCCGCTCCAACAATCGCATCAAATGTCATGAATTCAGGTACATCATTGTGACCTTTAGTGGCTTTAGTTGCCGGCATTGGTATTGCGGCTTCTTTTACCTTTTCTGTAATAATTCCCATTATATCTGATTTTGAGGTGAAATGTGAAAATTTAGATTCCGCTAAATTCAACACCCATTCTTCAATCTCAGACTTATTTTCTTCACCATCCTTTTCTTCTTCTTCGTATGTTACAATTGTTTGATTTGATTTTTTAGCATTAGCAACTTTCTGTTGGAGCTGCGGGTCTTTTTTAGATATCATCACATCCTCTTCAGATAAAACAGTTTTAGCTAAAGTGGTGAGTTGATTGTCACTCAAACGAGATAAGGTTTTTTCAGTAAAACCTTCAGATAGTAATTTCTCTATGATTTCTGTACGTTTCATATTTGTTTAAATTTAAGTTCTTGTTGTTCTAATGAGAAACCTCTTGATTTTAATTTTTTTGTGACTGACTCAATACTCTCACCGAATCTAAAAAATAATCTATCGGATTCTAAGTCAAAGTTTGATTTTTCCCAAGCCATGGCAATTATACCATCCACAGCATCAATAACACCGAAGTAGTCAGAATTTTGTATTAATTCTAAAACTAAATCGGTGTCTCTGAGTAGACCTACAAGGTCAATATATTCAATGCTTGGGGATTTCGATGTCATTGTAGAAGACGCGGGAACGTCAAACCACTCCTCTATGTCAATTTCGGCAGATTCACTGAAGATGAATTCGTACTGTCTTTGACCTTTATAATCGGAGCCGATTTCATTGACATAGATTAAACGCATCTTACTTAAAGTATTTTCCTAAAGTCTCTTCAATACTTTTGTTAATTTCTTTTTTAATTTCTTCCAAGTCAACTTCTTTAACTTCGTCTTCTTGTACTGAACCTAAATCAGCGTATTTTGATAAATCAATTTCTTCATCTTGAACGGCTGGCATATTAACAAAACTTTCCAGTTTATCCATCATTGACATTTCACCCAATTCCTCGTCACCTGTTGGTTCCTCGGCAGGCATTTCAGGTTCTTCTGCGGGAATTTCTTCTCCACCCATCTCTTCTTCGTCTCTCTCGAATTTTTTCGATATCTCTTCGATATCTTCATCTTCAAGTTTGTCTAAGTTTACCGCTGAAATGACCATATTAAGAACGTACTTAATATCATCACTTTCCATCTTTTCTTTTTGGTCTCTTAATTCTTGACCAAGTTTACCTGCGAATTTTTGAATTTCAGCCATATAATCAGATGGTTTAGCTTCACCACCCATTTCATCTGATGGCATTTCTTCAGGTGAAGGTTCCATCATAGGTTCCTCTGAGGGAACTTCTGCTGTAGGTTCTGGCATTGGAGCCGGTTCGGCTGGCATGTCTGCAACGGGTTCGGGTGTAGTGGCTTCCGCATTTGATACAGGTGATTTTGGTTTTAAAACATATTTTGTTGCTTCCTGTAATTCCTGTCCGTTTAACAAATCTAATCTCTTAAATGCTTCTGCATATGAGTTAAATCTATTTTTATTTTTCATGAATAGACCACCGATATAATCAAGTGAACTCTCATTTAAACCTTTTTTTACGTAATACCCATCCTTTTCTCTTACAATACCGTAAACACCGTTTACAGATTCGGTAACATATTCAGCTTTGGCTGAGGATGTGGATTTTGATTTATTACCGTAATAAGTCAACTCAAGGATTCTCTTTAGTTTATCGTCACCTTGAAGTTTCTCACTTCCTAATGGTTTTAAGTCTGCCATGTTTTTT